TTAACGAAAAAGTAAAGAGGTAAAAATGGAAAAAGCCGTAACTAAAAAGAAGACCGCGGAAGTCATTCCTTTCAACGACATGTTTGAAACTGATGCTCAAAGTGGATTTGAGGGGATGACAGAACAAGATCAAGCAACACCTCGGTTGAAAGTGTTGCAACCCTTGTCTGAAGAACTTGAAGACTTAGATGGTGCTAAACCTGGTGACATTTATAACAATGTGACAAATGAATGGTACAAAGGTAAAGATGGTATCACAGTCATTCCGTGTGCATATGCACGTCAATATGTAGAATGGAAAGATCGAGGAAAAGAAAGCACGGGCGCTCCTGTCAACATTTACGATGCAGGCAGTGATATTTTAACAAAAACAACCAGAGATCAAATGAATAAAGATCGTTTGGAAAATGGAAACTACGTGGAAACATGTGCCAATCATTTTGTTTTACTCATAAAAGATAATGTGGGGGAACCAGCAGTTATTACGATGAAAGCTACACAGCTTAAAAAAAGTCGTAAGTGGAACACAATGATGAAGACCACTAAAATAATTGGTAAGAATGGTCCATTCACTCCACCAATGTTTTCAAAATTCTATAACCTTAAAACAGTTAAAGAAGAAAACGATCAAGGATTTTGGTTTGGTTGGGATATTACCGCAGGTGATTTTCTTTCTGAAAAAGACTCGGGCCTTTACAATACGGCAAAAGGTCTTTCTCAAGACGTTAATACTGGTAAAGCCAAAGTCAAACACGAAAGTGAAGAGACTGATAAAACGGATTCGCCGTATTAAACTTTTTCATAAAGGGCGGCTTGACCGCCCTTTTTTAATATTATGAGCATCAGATGGAGAAATTTAAAAATATATTTAGAGGACAAGAGAGGGCACACGGTTGCTATAAAAGAGAAGGAAGTATTAACGATAAAGGTAAACTAGAGGGTAAATCTATTATTGTTAGGAAACCTCCTACAGATGAATTGTGGGAACAACATTTATCTGGAGAAAGAAGTTTAGGTATTATTCCAATTACGGATGATAACACATGTCAATGGGGGTGTATTGATATTGATCAATATCCCTTAGATCATAAAAAAATAGTTAGTAAGATTAGAGCTGAAGATTTTCCGCTTATTGTATGTCGTTCAAAAAGTGGTGGCGCACATATTTTTTGTTTTACAAAAAGTTTTGTATCTGCAAAAGTCATGCGTCAAAAACTTGAACAGATTGCAGGAGAGTTAGGTTATGCAGGTTGTGAAATATTTCCAAAGCAAGAACGAATTGAAAAAGAACGTGGTGATGTTGGTAACTTTCTTAACCTTCCTTATTTTGGTGGCACTGACAACAATAGGTATGCTTTTCTGGATGATGGTTCTGCAGCTACTCTCGAAGAGTTTTATAATCTTGTTGAAAACTTTAGAATATCTGAAGAAGATTTTTTAAAAATAAAATTAAAGAAGAAAAAGAATTTCAAAGAAATGTCAGATGGTCCTCCATGTTTAGAAACTTTTATGTCTACTAAAATTCAAGAGGGCGGTAGAGATGTAATACTTTTTCATTATGGTGTTTACGCAAAAAAGAAATGGCCAAAGGAATGGCAAGATAAAATTTCAGAGTTTAATCAACAGTACATGGTAAAACCATTATCCATGAATGAAGTTATTAAAACAATTAAACAGCATGAAGATAAAGATTATAATTACACATGTAAGATTGAACCGATGTGTTCACATTGTAATAGCACTGTGTGTCAATCAAGAAAGTTTGGTATTGGTGATGATTTTGAAAGCAAGTTTGACGATCTAACAAAATATCAATCAGATGAATCTCAATGGTTTATCACGGTTGATGGTAAACGTTTAAGTTTATCTAACAATGAATTGTATGATCAAAATCTTTTTCGTAAGGCATGCATGGGTAGAATAAATATTTTACCAAATGCTTTGAATCCAAGAGATTGGACAGCGAGATTACAGGCATTATTGGCTAATGTAAAAATAATACAAATGCCAATTGAAGTAACCGCGGCAGGTAGATTTGCTGAGTTACTTGAAGAATTTATCACGGACCAAGGTGATGCTCAAGATTGGGAAGGTTTACGATTAGGACAAGCTCTTCACAAGAATGACAAAATTTATTTTCGTCTTGAAGCGCTTGTTGAATTTTTAACAAAGAAACAATTTAAAGCATTTAATCAAACACAGATTCATTCTAGTATACGCGGACTTGATGGTGACAGTGAAACTACAAGAATAAGTGGAAAGGTTCGCCGAGTATGGTATGTACCTAAATCGTTTGCTCTTAAAGATAAAGAGCAACATCAACATGAAACACCAGATATGGTAGAGGAGGCTCCTTTTTAATGTCAGTTAATTTAATTTATGGTCCTCCTGGCACAGGTAAAACAACTTATCTCATTGAGCAAGTGGTAGCAAAAGAATTACCATACACTTCTCCTGATCGCATAGGGTATCTTGCCTTTACACAAAAAGCCGCAAAAGAAGCATTGAATAGAGCTCTTGCTTTCTTTCCTGATCAAAATGAAAATGCATTTAAATATTTTAGAACGTTGCATAGTTTAGCTTTTATGGCGTTAGGTTTAGCAGAATCAGATGTCATGAATGATGAAGACTATCGATACTTGTCACAGCAATTACAAGTCAAGTTATCTAATCCTAACTCTGAGGTTCTTGGATCGTATGGTGTTTCCTCACCAAATGATATTTTTATGCGTGTTATTGATATGGCAAAAATAAATGGTAACACATTATACGCACAGTTTCAGCACAGTGGACACATGCAAGGTGGGTGGCCCAAATTAAAATTAATCGCTAATACTTTACACGACTACAAGTTTGGTCGCGGCGGTAAATATAAATATGATTTTACAGACATGATTGTTGAATTTTTAAAAGAGGATATTGCACCACGGCTCGATGTTCTTATCATTGATGAAGCTCAAGATCTCTCTTACATTCAATGGCAAATGGTAGACAAGCTCGCTGAAAAAGCCAAAAGAGTTTACATTGCAGGGGATGATGATCAAGCAATTTTTCATTGGGCAGGCGCTCGTAGTGAGTATTTATTAAACAGAGAAGGTCATCGAATTATATTAGATAAGTCATATAGACTACCCATAAAAATACAGGAACGTGCGGTTAATTTAATTAATCGTGTCAAAAATAGGGTGCAAAAGATATGGAGTCCAAAGGATGAAGAAGGCACAATTGTGCACTTACCAAGGCGAAATTATGAACATTTAAAAACAGGAAACTGGTTAGTTCTTGGCAGGACAAATTATTTTCTAGACCAGGTAGAAGATGATTTACGCGTGCTTGGTTATTATTATCACCGCGCTGATAAAAGTTCTATTGGTAAACGATTAATGAATGCCATTACTGCATGGCGTGAGCTACAGCAAGGTGGCTTCATTGATTACGAACAATTAAAAGATTTGTATTATTATATGAATAGTAATGTTGGCGTAGAACGTGGCTATAAAAATTTAACAGGGGTTGATCCTGAATCTACTTTTATCTACGATCAATTAAAAGAACATAACGGATTACAGGTGCCAAAAGATTATTCGTGGCATGAAGCATTAGACAAGGTCCCTGAATATAAAAAAGCGTATGTCTCTACTGTTATTCGTAATGAAGGTAGCTTTAATCCTGAACCACGGATCACGCTCTCCACCGTACATGGTAGTAAAGGAGGTGAAGCAGATAACGTAATGGTATTATCCGATTTATCACGTAAAGCTGATGAATCGTATTGGCGACAGAAAGATGATGAGAGAAGAGTTTTTTATGTTGCATTAACCAGAGCAAAACAAAATTTATATTTGGTTCGCTCGCGTAGTAATAGAGAATTTAGAGAGGTGTTCGCATGAAAAAATCATCAGACTATATTAAAAAAGCAATTGAATTAGTTGAAGGTCAACGACAAGAAGACTACGGCGATAAAACATTAAATCATCAAAACATTGCAAGATTATGGACCGCGTTTCTTGATGTAGATATATCGCCTCATGATGTTGCTATCTGTATGTTGTTGGTTAAAGTTGCACGGCTCAAGAACATGCATACGGATGATTGTTATGTTGATATAGCAGGATACGCAGGCATTGCAGGAGAAATAAGTAAGAAGGAGACATCATGACACAAATACCTTTATTTCAGCCGCCAAGTGAATGGATACCACCTGAAACAATACCAGACTTATCAGAAGCAAAAGAAATTTGTATTGATTTAGAAACAAACGATGTTGGATTAAATTCTAGCATTGGTCCAGGTTGGCCCATGAAAAAAGGTTTTGTTGCAGGCGTAGCCATAGCAGTTGACGGGTGGACAGGATATTTTCCTTTACGTCATGAGGGTGGTGGTAACTTTGATGAAAAAATTTTTATTGGACAATTAAAAAAGATTTTAGAATTACCATGCGATAAAGTTTTTCATAATGCGATGTACGATGTGGGATGGCTACATTCTATAGGTTTAAAAGTACATGGTCGTATCATTGATACCATGATTGCCGCGCCGCTTGTTGATGAAAACAGATTTCGATATGCTTTAAATGATCTTGGCAGGCACTATCTCGGTGAAACAAAAAGTGAAGCATTATTATACGAAGCAGCGAAGAGTTGGGGCGTGGACGCAAAAGGTGAAATGTGGAAACTACCTTGCATGTATGTTGGTCCTTACGCGGAGCAAGATACCGTACTCACGTTAAAGCTGTGGCACTTCTTTAAAACAGAATTACTCAAGCAAGATTTATTATCTATTTTTGATTTGGAAACAAAGCTTTTTCCCATTCTATTTGAAATGAAAAAGAAAGGCGTTAGGATAGACCTTGATGAAGCAGAGCGTACGAAAAATGATTTCGCTAAACGCGAAAAGAAAATACTGGATACTATCCGCAAAGATACAGGTGTTGCTGTGGACATATGGACTCCGACATCAGTGGCAAAAGCTTTCGATGCAGAAAATATTACATATGATCGCACACCTAAATCGGGTCAGCCTAAGTTTGATAAAAATTTTCTTAACTCGCATCCTAGTCAATTGGCTAAGAATATTGTTGAAGCGCGCGAGATTAATAAAGCACGAACCACGTTCATCGATACAATTCTCAAGCATACGCACCGAGGCAGGATTCACGCAGAGATCCACCAAATGCGTTCGGATCAAGGAGGAACGGTAACAGGTAGGTTCTCGTATAGTAATCCTAATTTACAGCAAATACCTGCGCGTAATAATGTTATTGGTCCGCGTATCAGACGATTATTTATTCCTGAAGAAGGTTGCAAGTGGGGAACATTTGATTACTCGCAACAAGAACCACGGATCACGGTTCACTTTGCACGATTAACCAATGGAGGTTTACCTGGCTCTCATACCGTCATAGAAGCGTATGAGAACGAAGATGCAGACTTCCACCAAGTTGTAGCCGATATGGCAGGAATCGATCGTAAGACCGCAAAAACAATTAATCTAGGCATGATGTATGGTATGGGCAAAGGTAAACTTGGTTCTGAATTAGGTTTAGATGAAGAAGATACAGCAGACCTTTGGAAACAATATCATAAACGTGTTCCTTTTGTAAAAGAGTTAGCGGATAAAGTATCAAGCCGCGCGCAAGAGGTTGGCTATATACGAACCTTACTTGGTCGCAAATGTCGTTTTGATTTATGGGAGCCAAACTTATTTGGTATCAACAAACCTTTACCACGCGATGAAGCAGAAAGAGAACATGGCAAAAACATTCGCCGTGCCTTTACTTACAAAGCACTTAACAAATTAATACAAGGAAGTGCCGCCGATCAAACAAAGCAAGCGATGATAGATTTGCACGAGGAAGGTTTTCTTCCTCATATCCAGGTTCATGATGAATTGAATCTCTCTGTTGAAAATCCCGAACAATATTCGGTCATTAAAAAGATAATGGAAAATTGTGTTGAACTCAAGGTCAAATGTAAGGTAGATGTAGAGGTAGGAAATAGTTGGGGTGAAATAAAAGAGGTCAATGATTAAAATATGGTTATTACTGTCAATCATACATCTTCCAGGCATGCCTACGGTAAAACATCAAGCTGAATTATTTTTTGATGAGGAGCGCTGTGAACAAAGGCGTGTTGTTGTAGAGAATAAAATTAATGATACCGCAATACAAAAGGGTATAAATCCTGTATTTGTGCAGACCTGGTGCTTAGAATCTTCCATGTTTATGTGGAAAGGTAGTTGACTTATAATATATTATCCCATATATAATACCCATGAATATAGAAAAATATAAAAGTGTTGCTATACACAAGGACACGTATGATAAGATACGCGTCATAGCAAAAGAAGACTACATGACTATTAACAATTTCATAAGGAAACTTGTTGATAAGGAACATGTAAAATTTAAAGAAAGAAAGAAAGAAGGGAACGGATCGGCGGATTAGTTGAAATTACCTGAAAGCCCCATCAAAAAAATTTACGAATGTCGTAAATGTAAACGGGTATCAGTAAAATTTTTTAATCCAAAGTACGATACGTCTTATAGTAAAGAGGAGTGGGAGCATATTATTCAACAAGGTAGTAAGGCTCTTGATACTTTATTAGAGATGTATGACCCCAAATTTTTTTCTTAGAAAGGAAAAAATGAAAAATTTTAAATTACGTTTGTTATATGTATTTTTCAAAATTTGTCTTTTTTTTAAATTAAAATCAACAATAACTTTGAGTATTATGTTAAAATATGCTCCTTTAGATTTAATAGAAAGCTTTATGCAAAGAGTTTTTATAAAAGATAAAGAGACTTATGATATTTTACATAATTATTTAAGATACATAGGAAG